GGATAATATTATGACCAACACGGTTGAACCAAAACCATTGGATTTACAAACAAACATGGATGAGGCTGTAACTTCACTTGAGAAGTTCCTGGAACCTGAAGAGGACAAACCAGAAGAAGCACAAGCAGAGCTGCAAGCCGATGAAACTGTTGAAGAAGAAATTGTCGAGGAAGAAAAACTCCAAGCCGATGACTTTGAAGAAACAGAAGAAACTGAAACTCTTGACGATGAACAAGACGAGACAGAGGAACAAAATGAACCTCAACTCTATTCCGTTAAAATAAACGGCGAAGATGTTGAAGTCACCATTGACGAACTTCAAAGCTCGTATTCTAGACAAGCAGATTACACTCGAAAGACTCAAGAACTCGCTCAACAGCGAAAAGCTGTTCAAAAACAACAAAGCGAGGTTGCAAAAAACGAGGCGATTTATAAGGAACTGCTGCCCAAAATGGAAGCTGCATTAAGCGAAAGTTTGGGTAACGAGCCTGACTGGGAAACTATGTATTCTAACGATCCCATTGGTTATGTTCGAGAACGCGATTTATGGAATGAAAAACAACAGAAATTGCAAGCCGTACAAGCTGAAAAAGCAAGACTTCAAGAAGAAGATCAAGTGAAACAGCAAGAGCAAATACAAAAGTATATGGCTTACGGCGAAAAACAATTACTGGAAAATCATGTTCCTGAGTGGAAGGATAAAACCATCCAACAAGAAGAAAAATTAGCGATTCGAGATCATGCAATCAATGATTTGGGATTTACAGCAGAGGAAATCAACCAAGTGTATGATTACCGTTTGTTGTTAGGGTTAAGAAACAGCTGGATGCAAACTAAAACGCAAAAAGCTGTCAAGAAAAAACCCACTCAAAAGGCATCGGCTAGAAACAGAGTTGCAAAACCTGGTTCAGTCTCTCGTAAAAAAACCAGCACTCCTTTAAAGAAATCGAAAGCACGATTAGCCAAGTCTGGGAAAGTCCAAGATGCGGCGAAAGTATTTGAACAATTAATTTAACTTTTTATTTTCTAGTTATCTAGAAAGGAGTCGAAAATGGGTCAAATTACAAATTCTTTCGACACTTATGAGGCTACTGCGGATAGAGAACAGTTATCAAATATTATTTATAACATCTCTCCACACACTACGCCTTTTATGAGTGCGATTGGTAAAAACTCAGTAAAAAATGTTACATTCGACTGGCAAACGGAAACGCTTCCAAGTGCCAGCGGAACAGGTGAAATAGAGGGTTTTGAACTATCAAGAGCCGCTACAGCAGCCACTACCCGCGAGTCAAATGTAACGATGATTCAATCAAGAGACAGCACAGTCAGCGGGAGTCAGCAAGCGAGCGATCCAGCGGGTGTTAAGTCTCAGATTGCACATTTCATGGCTTTAAATGCGAAAGCACTTAAACGTGATATGGAAACCGCACTCTGCGGAAATTACGCCAAGGCAGTCGGCAGTGCATCGGCGGCAAGGCAAACCCGATCCTTTGAGGCGTGGGTCACATCCAACGTCTCCAAAGCATCAGATGGTGCTAACGGTTCAGCTTCAGCAGCTAGAACTGACGGTACACAAAGAGCTTTGACTGAAACTTTGTTAGAAGGCGTACTTCAAACTGGTTTTGGTAACGGTGCTGAAATGACTATGGCGATCTGTGGCCCTTTTAACAAAACTGTTATAAGTGGTTTCACTGGTCGATCCAATGTCAGACAGGTCGTTGACAGTGACACGGTTCTCAACTCTGTTTCTGTTTACGCATCTGATTTTGGCGAGCTTAAAATCGTTCCATCAAACTTCAGTAGAGAGCGATCTTTACTCTTGGTTGATCCGAACTATGCGGCAGTATCATATCTCAGAGATTTTGAATCTGTGGATATTGCTACCATCGGAGACAGTATTACAAAAATGCTTGTCTGTGAGCATGGGTTGCAAATGAGTAATGAAGCAGCACACGGTATCGTGGCTGACCTCACTACTTCGTAATGCAGTGATGTGAGGGGTTGAAATGATATACACCCCTCACAAACTTTTGATATGACAATAAAACGCACAACGCTTGATTTGACGAAAACAATCAAATCGGAATTTATCACAGAAGATGATCGTCACATTTATCACACGGCGCAAAATGTGAATCCTGTGATCGAACATGTTTCAAAATTAAGAGAGTTTGAACCAGGCAAGCACCTTAGACATGCGGCTGAAATTCCGATGGTGATTTGGAATAAGGCACTACGAGAAGGTTGGCACAACGATAAAAAAGCCTGGAAACGATTTTTAAACGATCCAGACAATAAAGCCTTTAGGGTTTGGCAAGGAAGATTATGACATACAGTGAATTAAAAACAGCAG